GCCTAGAGAACGTGTTCAGCGTAGAGGATCCGACGACGATAGAGGTTGGCGGCGTCGAGACGGAACTTGACGGAAAAATACGAGACGTGAGGGTGAAAGGTTACATTGACAGATGGTTCGCCGAGAACGGTTCGGTGAAAATATCCGACTACAAGACGGGCAAGACGCCGAGGGAACCGTACGTGGACGACAAGTTCGTCCAGCTCATGATTTACGCGACCCTGCTCCCGCAAATAACCGATCAAAAAATATCCTCGGTCGAATTGTTGTACCTGAAGGACGGAAAAAGATTCATCAGGACGGTGGACGAATCGCAACTTGACTCCGTGTACAAGCTGGTAACCGAAACGTACGACTCCATCGTCAAGTCTTTCGGCGCCGACGAATGGCCCGCCATACCTACGAAGTTGTGCAATTGGTGCTATTTCAAGGAAACCATATGCGAATATTGGAGAAAGGAAAAACGATGAGCCACTACATAAGCGACGACGCATTCGCGCATATGGTCGCCCAGGAGGTGAAAAACAAGGCCTCCGAAGAGCACAGGCAGTTTCTTTGCCAGCCCGAAAACCTCGATAGGTGGATGCGTGCGCTAAACGCGTTGCTCGACAACCTCAACGGACAAATAGAAAACTCCACGCAGGACATGATCGCCGACGAGGCTCGCTATTCCGGCCTCGGCGAAGACGGCATAAAACTCGGCGCCGAGGCAAAAATGTACTACGAGAACAAGATAAACAAGGCGGAGAGATTCAAGTTTCACGTCGTCAAGAGAGTTTCCGACGTGGCCGGGATGATCTCCCTCCAAAAAGCCGTCGGCGCAGACGAGGAAAAACTTTTCTCCTTGTGCAGAGACGCCATAGAAGCCCACAGGATGTATCTTTTGAGATATGACATTGAGACGACGCCGGCCGATGAAGCGCTCTACAAAGCCCTCGAGGGGGTCTGGGCTTTCGAAAGGCTCGGCAGGCCCGAAGAAGCGGACGAAACTGAAACCTCGTTCGAAAAAAACGGAAGCTAAGTACGCAGAGAGAAGAAAGCTAGTCGAAAAAATTCTTGCGGAAAGAAAATGGTGCGAGGCATGCCCCGTCTTCGCCGCCGACGACGGTAAGGTCTCCTACATAAGAAAACCTTCGCAGGACGTTCACGAATTGATACGCAGATCCCAGGGCGGCTCAATACTCGACGAAAAAAATCTCATGGCAGTGTGTCGTCCGTGCCACGAGAGGATAGGAAAGTACCCGAAAAAAGCTTTCGAGCTCGGCCTCGCGGCCGAGGGATGGAAAAGAAACAAATCGTAAAACTATTACCCTTTTTAGTATTAGCTACGAAGATACAATCGTGGCAGGTAACTCGACAAGGGAGGGGGTGATCCGATCTGGCGGTTAATTCCGCGACGGGTGCAGCCCCATTCGGGCGCCTGGCCCCCGGGGAGTGCAGGCCCCGGGGGCTGCCCGTCAAACGCGGTAGCTTTCGTTCGTGGAAAAAAAGAAAACTTTCATGGGGTTGGACCTGTCCCTATCGTCCACGGGCTGGTCGGTGCAAGAATCGCGCGGGGCGATAATTCCCAAAAGCAAGGGAACCCAAAGACTTGTGGATATTTCGGCGCAGATAATGGAGTTGGTGCGCTTTCACAAGGTGAACGCAGTAGTGATAGAGGGGTACGCTTTCGCCGCCAGGTCGGGACAGGCCTTTTCCATAGGCGAACTCGGTGGCGTCGTGAGGTACGTTCTGTGCTCGAATAACATTCCTTTCGCCGAGATAGCGCCAACGGCGAGAGCCAAATTCGCCACCGGCAAAGGAAATTCCTCCAAAAGCGAGGTCGTGTCGGCCGTCTCGGCGAGAACCGGGATCATATGGTCCGGCCCGGGGGCCGACGACGTGTGCGACGCTTGGATACTCGAGGAAATGGCATTGATTAAATGGGGTAGTCCGAGATACGATTGGCCGGAAGCAAGTCGCGCCGTCGCCGACGGAGTTGATTGGTCCCCGATAGAAAATTACAAAGGAAAATGCAGTGACTCGCAGTACGCCGATTAGTCAGGTCGAGGTAGAAGAAGAGCTCCTGCGACTCATGGATTTGTTGGAGAGCGAAACGGAGGCTTTCGAAACGCTCTCCACCGACGCCGCCAAGAAGGAGGCCAAGTACAAAGCGGACTGGGCCAAGTCGTATCTCTCCGCAAAGGGATCCATCAAGGAACGCGAGGCATGGGCCGACTACCAAATGAACGAAGAAAACTACGACTACAAAATTTCCGAGGCCCTCGTAAAAGCCAAAAGAGAAAAACTTCTGTCGCTGAGAACCTCCATAGACGCATTGAGGACGCTGAACGCCAACGTGAGGGCGCAGGTATGACCGAATCCGGGAACATTCATCCGTCGATAGCCAATCTTGCGATCGACGTAGATCTCCTAAAACACCTCGAGAAGAATCCGAGAATTGGCAACGTGGAGGCAATAGTGGCCTCCTACAGGGAGTTCGGACAGGTAAAGCCGATCGTCGTAATGCCGAAGGGAGACGGAACTTATTCCGTCATAGCCGGAAACCATCAGCTCATCGCCGCCAAGAAACTCGGCTGGAAAAAAATAGCCGCGATCGTATACGAGGTCGACGAAAACAGGGGTCACGCATTCGCTCTCGCCGACAACAGGACGACCGAGTTGGGCAACACGGACCAGGAGGTGGTTCTCGAGTTGATGTCGCAAATATCGTCCGACTATCAGGATCTTCTCCTCGGCCTCGGTTGGGACGAGTTCGAGGTTGCTTCGCTCTCCACGGACATATTTGTGAACGAGAGGAACGACAACAGGGGCGGCTACACCCCCGCCGTAATCGTCAACCCCTTCGAGAACGCAATCGAGGAAAACGTGCTCGAGGAGGTAAACGAAAAAGACGAGGTCAATTACGTCGCCACCGAAAAAGTAGACAGAGAAGACGCGATAACCAGGGGAAGCGTCGCCGTCGGAGTGAGGGGCGGGGAGCGAGCCGTCGTCCAGTACACGCTGGTTTTCGACGACGCCGACCAGCAAAAACGTTGGTACGATTTCGTTAGGTATTTGCGAAACGATCCGGCCTACGTCGGTGAGACTACTGCGTCAAAATTGATCGATTTCATAGATTCGAACGCCGACTTTTAATGCCGAGAAAACGCCTCTATCTCGACATGAGCTGCGTTGACGCGGCCAGAAAAAGAATCAGGCACGTGTACGACACGTTCGACACCGTTTGCGTTCAATTTTCTGGTGGCAAAGATTCGACTGCGGTTCTCTACTTGGCCAAAGAAGTTCACGACGAGCGCGGACTCGGCCCGGTGAAGACGATATTTAGGGACGACGAAGTCGTCAGCCCGATGGTCATCGATTTCGTGGAAAAGGTTCGCAACTACGACTGGGTCGACATGGAGTGGTACTGCCTTTCGGTGGGGATGGAAGTCTGGTCAATGGGAAAAAGAACGACGGAAATTGCGTGGTCCAAAAAAAGGGAGGACGAAGGGCGGCTCGTTCGCCCCATGCCACCGTTCGCCATAAGCGCCGAATCGTTCGGGCTCAGCAGGGAAGAGCACATGGGCGACATGGATCACTGGACGATGCAGGGCAAAAAGGGGAGGACTGCCTTCATAACGGGCGTCAGGGCCAACGAATCGATGGTCAGGTACAGGTCGCTCGTGCAGAAACTGCACGAGAACTACATAGTCGTTCCGTACAGGGCTCCGAGAAACCTTCCGCTCAGGCTCGCCAAGGTAATTTACGACTGGACGACAGACGACGTGCTGAAATTCGTCGTTGAGGAACACGGAGGCGAATACTGCGAGTATTACGATGCCGCCGCCATGACGGGCTCCAACACCAGAGTGGGGTCGCCTTTGTATTCGACCGCGGCGAGAAGGATGAAAGACCTACTGGCAACGGAACCATTTTTTTTCGATCAGCTTCAACGAGTGTGGCCGATGATAGACGCGCAAAGGAGATTGTGGGTCGATTACGACGTGGAGAAACTAATAATGGATTATTCCAGGTACGGTTGGGACGGGGTCAAAGCCTGCATAGACGACAACATGATCGACGAATCGCATAGACAATACGCTATGTCTTTCGCGGCGAAGTTTAGGATGAAGATGAGGAACGACCCGAAGAGCTACCCGATACATTGGTTGATAAGGACGCTCCTCTTGAACGAGTTCTCCGCCGTGTCGCCCACTCCGATGGGGCCGGGGACGAAGGCTTACGGAATATCCATTAGAGAAAACGCGGATAAAGAAAATGAGTAGCAACGAAACTAAATTGATCGAGATCGATTCGCTGACCCCGTCGCCTTGGAGGTCAACCTATATAGTAAAACAGGACCTCCGCCTTTTGGCCGCGTCGCTAAAGAGGTACGGGTGGCTGTCGCCGATAGTTGCCTACGGAAAGGAACAGGTAAAGATAGTGGACGGCCACGAAAGGGTCGCCATATCTTCGGCCAATAGGGAATTGCTCGTGGACGGTATTTTCGTTCCCGTCGTCCTGCTATCCAATCTTTCCGACGTCGAAGCGATGATAATGCACGTGACGCTGAACAGGGCCAAGGGGGAGATACTCAACGCCAGGCTCTCAAAACTCATAAGAACCATAGTCAATTCCGGGTCGTACGACGCCAATTCCCTCATGCAGACTCTCGGAATGACGTCCGAAGAATTCCAAGTCCTGATAGACGGATCTCTCATGAAAATGAGAAAGGTGTCGGAGCATACATATTCAAGGGCGTGGGTTCCGATAGAAGCAAAACAGGACGAGCGCCCGAAAATAGAGAGACCCCCGAACGCCGACGGGTGATTCTCCCCACTCGGGACCGACTACGTTGTAAAATTCTCGTAGTCCCACAATCGGAGAACTCCATGGCGCCAAAAATAGTTCTTTTTGCCGGTAGCCCCACAGCGCAGAGAAAGCTTGCCCAGGAACTGCGAAGGGTTCTCGCCGAGATGCGTCAAGCCGGGACCATACTTCCGTCAACGTTGCCAGGAGCAATGCCGATGCCTGCGGTCAGGGCCGACGACACCCCCTCCACTTTGGCTGCCAGGGCGGCCGAGGCGATCATTCCGCAACCAACCACTCCGGCCGAGCAAACTGCCAGACCGGGTCTCATAAGAAGGGCCATAAGGTCGATAACCAACAGGTTGGCTGACGCATTGTCCGCCGCCGGAAGAAGAAATCGCGGAGGAACGGCACGCAACGCTGCCAGGGAGGCTCTGAGGCGCCTGCGCGGAAGAGAGTAAGGCGCGAACATGTTGGTGACCGTCGCGGATCTCAGAACTTACATGGACATCAGCCTGAGCAACAGGCAGGTGGACGCCGCCGAAATGATACTCGAAGGCCTGCAAAGCGAGTTAGAGGCGTTCCTCGGAAGACCGGTGGAAGTGGACGAATTCGTGGAGGACCACGTGATACCTTCCTACGAATTCGGAACTCCGCAAACCGGATACATGTACGACAGAAGTTTGGACTCAACGTCCGATCCACTCAGGCATTACGTTCAGGCGCCGATCATGGTCCCCCTGAGGAATACCCCGGTCGTTTCGGTCACTTCGGTTTCGGTCAGAAACAACGCCCTTGCGTCAAAGTCCTTGGCCGAGGCAATGAAAAGGGAGGCCACGGTTACCGGAGCAACCGTCTCCGGGGAAAACGTCGTATACGACGCGGAAAACGATTTCGTTGTCGGACAATACGCAAAAGTTTTCGGAGCGTCGCCGTCCGAGTTTGATTTCCAAAACAAACAGATAATTTCGGTAACCGACGAATCCTTCACCGTCAAACACGACGTCGACGGAGGGACGTATTCAAGCGGAGGCAAGGCCGAGGCAACCGGGAGCGACTACAAGGTAATGACTTGGGGACTCGAGTTGTACGCGGCTTTTCCGAACGACGTGATAACCGTCGAGTATTCCGGAGGCATGGACGGCGATCAACATAAAATTTTCAAGTTGATGATCCTCAGGGCCGCCACCAGGGAGATGCAAAACATGCACGACGACACCGTCGGCGTCAAGGACCTGACTACCCGCGGCGTGGCGGTAATGGAGACGGGATTCATGGAGAAGGAGCTCATGGCGCTCAAGTCCTACAAGCGAAGAAGGATCGCCAGATAGTGGCCGAAGATCCCGGGGTGTACAAACCCAAAAAATCGCAACTCAAGCGAACTCGCAAGAGCACGGGCGACAAAGTTAGGGCATCCCAGCCGCGGGCATTGGCGGGTGCCGGGCCGAGCGTAAGAACTTCCGGTCCGAGGGGCAAAGGGGTAAGCCTCGGCATAGACGTAAAAGTGAATTACAAGAGCTGGGCCAAAACGATGGCCTCGATAGAAATGCTCGAGTTGAAAATTCACAGGATGGACCAACGAGGCGGAAGATACAAAAAAGAGGGTCGGCTCAAACATTTTCACGGCGTGAAAACGATGATGCGCAAAATGTTCGGCAGAGCCGAGACGTGCGTTCCGCCACTGGTGGTGATGATAAAGCCCATGGTTCAGGCGATGTTCGTGGAGAATTTCGCCACCAACGGGTTACCGTCCGGAGGCTGGGCCCCGTTGAGTCCGTCGTACGGAGCATGGAAGGCGCTAAAACACCCCGGCGCCCCGACGATGGTCGCCACCGGAAAATTGTTCGAAAGCCTGACCGTCGGATTGCGCGAGGACAAAATAACCAACAACTCGGTGGAGTTCGGCAACAAGGTGAGATACGCCACGTTCCACCAATACGGAACAACGAGAATGCCGATGAGGAGACTCGTTTTCGAGCACGATCCGTTCGCCAAATCGGTTGCCGGACTCGTCGGAGAATACGTTCACGGCGTTCGCGGAATCGCACCCGGGAGCAGATGATGAGCCAGGTCGGAGCGCACGAATTCGAGGCGATGTACGGACCTCAGTTCGCAAAAAATTTCGTGAACGAATACCTCAAGGTGGAGATACCGAAAAGGTTGATCAAATACAGAAATTACTGGGATGTTTCGAACGACGAACTTCCGGATCCGGCGGAATTTTTGGACTACGAGCCGGCGACGATGGATTCATGGCCGACGATCATAACCGTCGCTCTTTCCGGTCGCGGATTCACCAGGGTCGGCCATATGCGATACGGGGACCCCGAATACCAGGTCTCCTACAACATGCGCACGTACGCATGGGCCAGGACGGAGGGGGAGAGATCGGTGACCGTAATGCGCGACAGATTGATAGTCGTTATTCGTTCCGCCCTCATGGATCACCCATGTCTAAAAAGAAGAAATCCCCAAAGGGAAGCAATGATAGAAGAGTCATCCATAACCGAGGAATACTCCGAAATAACCTTGCTCAAGGGCGACAGGTATCTGGCTGGAGCGTACGTCGGATACGAACTCAGAATAGAGGAGCCGATAGTGAGGGAGAAGCTCGCCGACTTCGAGAACATAGACCTAGAGACCGTGGAAGCCGGCCCCGGTCAGGAGCTTTCTGATTAACTATGGAGATTTTCGTTCTAATAACTGAAGACTCGGTCAATTATCCTCAGGAAAACGACGCCTCGTACGTAAAAGTCATGAGCATTTCGTCGGCCCACGTCAGGGTAACCTCCGACGGTCATGAGTTGTCCGCGGGACAGAGGGCATACGTGGCCGCGGACCAAAAAGACCTAGAAAAGGCGTTGAACAAGGGTTTGGTCGTGCGTCTTGACTCCCAGAATGCCAACGCCAACCACGGAAAGAAAAAGGTACCATCCCCAAAAGCGCGAAAAGTTTCCGCGGACGGTGCTGTCCGGCAAGGTTCTGAACCAGCGACTACCCATACTTCGGTCCCTAAGTCGCCCACGATAAACGAACCCAAAAAGAAAAATGACTAATTTTAAAACGTGTCGTTTCAAAAGAGATTCAAATGCTATTATTCCTATTGACCAAAAACCTCACATCGGAGGACAGTAAATGCCTGGAATAGTCTTAACGACGTCGGTGGTGACCGGCCCAACGACGGTCACGGTCTCGCCAACATCAACGCTGTTCATCGCTGGCGTGACCACCCGTGGCCCCGAGGGCACGGCGTTTCTCGTTCAGAGCCTCGCCGACTTCGAGGAAATCTACGGCGGTTACACGGCTAGCGGATACGTTCATCAGTCTCTGCAGACCTTCTTCGAAGAAGGCGGTTCGCGCGCCTACGTTTCGCGCGTCATCGATCAGAGCGGCGCAGTGTCGGCTTCGGCGGCATTGCTGAACGACACTCCGGCCACCGTGATGACACTCGTCGCTTCGGGTGAGGGAACTTGGCCGCATTCGGGAGTTCTCGAGGCCGAAGTCACCCAGCCAACCCCGGACGAGACGTTCAGGGTGAGAATACTTCTCGACGACGATCTCGTCTACTCGACGCCGGTGCTTTCCACCGTCGCCGATGCGGTGGAGGAAATCAACAACAGCGCGGTTGCTTCGCTCTACGTTACGGCAACCGCCGGTGCGGGTTCCGGAATACCGGAAGCCGCGACGTACACCTTCTCGGGCGGAAATAACGGATCAACTTTGGTCGACTCCGATTTCACGACCGCCCTGGACGCCTTCATCAAGACACTCGGCACCGGGGCGGTTTGCATGCCCGGGAAAACCGGAAACACCATTTGGTCGGCGCTCATTGCGCACGCCCAAGCCAACTCAAGAACCGCACTTCTCGGATTCGACAGGGACGACGAGCCATCCGACGTGATATCCGACGCCGCTACGCTCGCCGATACCGCTGGCGCCGAGTTCGCGGCCTGGTATTACCCGTGGGTCAAGGTCGAGAGAAACGGCCTCACCGTCTCGATTCCGTGCGAGGGATACGTCGCGGGCAAGAGAGCCAAGTTGCACAACGAGGTCGGACCTTGGGCCGCGTACGCTGGAACCAACACGAACGGAGAGTTCGTGAAGGGAACGTTCAGGTCGATCACCTCCGACGAGGCAAACGACCTCAACGACGGCTACGTAAACCCGATCAGAGTCATCAACGGGGACGTCAGGGTGTACGGAGCACGCTCCGCATCCAGCGACGTCGAGAACTACAGGTTCATCAACGCCAAGGAGATCGTCAACTACGTCGTCTCCCAGGCGGAGACGAGACTAGAGAGACTCGTGTTCAGCATCATCGACGGAAGAGGAACCCTGTTCGGCGAAGTCAAGGCGACTCTCGTCAACATCCTCGACCCGCTGGCCCAGGCCGGGGCTCTCTACCCGATGTACGCAGACAACGGCAGACTCATCGATCCCGGATACAAGGTGACGGTGAACGAACAACTCAACCCAGTTACCCAACTCGCGACCGGAACGGTCAAGGCGAGGGTCGGATTGAGGGTCTCGTCCATCGGTGACACCATCGAGGTCGAGATCAGCAAGTCAAACCTCACCGCATCTCTGGCCTAATCGGAGGAATAGAACATGGCAAAGTACACGCAGAGACAGATTCTGGCGAAGGTGGAAGCGATCGGTACGGTCGCCCCCAACTTCGGCAACTTCTTCGCACAGGTTTCGGGCGGAGAAATCACAGCCGCCGTGGAGAAGATCTACGTCGGCGGCCAGAAGTTCCCGGAGTTGCTGTGCGCACCATCCGAGGTCGGCGACATCACGATCACCAGGCACTACGACGACAACGACAGGCCGTTGCTCAACGTCGCCAGACAGCACGTCGGAAGGGCCTTCTACAACATCACGATCTACTACACGAACTGCGACGTGGCGGATGCCAAGCCGGACAGGGCGTACTCCAACTGCCTGCTGGTCGGATTGACCGAGCCGGACGGAGACGCCTCGTCGGGTGCACCGGCCACCTTCGCCCTGACGTTCTCAGTTAACGGCCAGCCAGCGCAGCTGACCTACTCCTGACGAGTGCCGACCCGAAGGGTCGGTTACACCACAGAGGCCCGTGACGCGCTAGGTTACGCCCATGGACGAAAACACGAACAAAAACTCCCAAGAACCAACCCTGTTGGACCAGCTGAAGGCGGTCATAGCCAAGAAGGTCGAAAGACCGAACGTCTTCATCGAGGTACCGGAGAGGCCGGGCGTCAAGTTGTTGATCAGCCCCAACCTCACGCAATCGCAAATTCGCAACTGGCAAAAGCAGTGCGGAAGCGAGACGCAAAAGGGTCTCGACTCCACCAAGTTCGCGTGCACCGTCGTCGGACACTCGACGAAGGGCGTCTACTTCCAGGGTCAGGAAGTACTGCAGGACGGACAGTGGCCCGTCAACTTCGCCTCCAAGCCGATTCTCGAGATGACCAACTGCGACAAGGCGATTCCAGACGCGGTGCAGAAGTTCTTCGGTATCGACGCTCACGTCGAGGCGGCCGCGCTGGCGATCATCGACGCCTGCGGATTCGGTGACACCATCCAGGCGGAGTCGACGGAAAACCCTACGAAGAACTAATCGAGGATTTGTCGCAAGACAATCGCGTAATGGCCGCCGCTCGATTAGGCGAGCTATGGGGAACGGATCCGGTCAAATTGCTCGATTCCCCGATGGAAGAGTGGGTCATTAGATACGCCTGTGCTAAAGTTATATCGGCGGACCGCGAGAGGGAGAGACAAGAAGCGGAGAACTCTCGCTAGTTCGCACGTTCCGACTCCTGGGAGCACGCCTTGCCCGACGAAATAGTCACAATACGCATAGATTTCGAGGCCAACAGGCGCGACATGGCGCAGGTGCTCGGAGAGTTGGAGGGTTTTCAGCAAGCCGCCGACGGAGCTAGCGACGCCAGCAATAGGTTCAGTCAGAGCACGAACCGAATGAACAGAACGGTTCGCCAAACCGACGAGCCGATGGCGGCCATGACGAAACGCTTTCACGACTTGGAGCAGTCGGGAAAACGTTTCGGAAAACAAATGACGGCAGGCAACAAACTGACCAACTTGTTCAGAAAATCGGCGAGGCTGTTGTTCTTCCAGTTGATAGCGTTGGTGGCCGAATTCGTCATTACCGCGGCGACTCTCGCCTCCGTTAATCTCATGTTCAAGCTCGGTCAGTGGGCGGTGAAGGGATACAACCTCGCCCTCGGCGCTGCTGGCGCGGCATTGGCGACCGTTGCCGTAGCCGCTTCGGCAGCCGTGGCTGCATTCAAGGAGTTCAACGCGGCTGCGGCGGCCTGGCAGTACAAGGGCGCGAACGTATACGGATCCGCCACCGGGGCGGCGGCGGCGTCAATGAGAGGTCTTTACACCGACACGAATCTTGCGACGATGGGCGTAACGCAACTTACTCAGGCGTACAAAACGATGTCCCAGCAAGGCAGGGTCACCGGCAGGCAGACGAAGGCACTGTCCGGGGCGATGGACTTCACGGCGAGGGCGCAGGACCAGGGTAAGTCGTTCCAGTCCATGGCGAATTTCGTGGCGATACTTCAAAAGGAAGGAAAGGTAACCGGCAAGGCGACTACGGCGGCGGCCGGAGTAAGCAAGGAGTTCGCCGATGCGATAAAGAAATCCAAGAAGAAGGACGCGGCGAGCATCATGGCCGCGATGGCCAGCGGAGGACTGGCGCAACAAGCCGGCGTCAGCGGAGAATTCGGATCGATAAAAGGAACCCTCGTCTCCCAGTTCAAGCAAATAACGGTCGCTCTGGCCAACGACATGGCGGACTTCGGAGACCAGTTCCTCAACGACGTCAGACAAGTTCTGGACGGTCTATACAAAAACGTCAGAAACGTATTCGCAAGGCTCGCCCCGGAGTTCACCTTCTTCGGAAAGAACAAACTGTTCCCGGCGATAACGACGATAGGAAACGCACTAGAAAAATTCTCCGTCACGCTGGTCAGGAAGTACCTGCCGATGTTGTTCGGAGCCTCGGAATGGTTCAAGAGGACAACGGCTTCGTTTCTCAAGTCGTTCAATCAGTTCAAGCACTCCCTGGAGAAATTCAGGGAGGGATCGAGGATAATAACGGAAACGTTCAAGGGCCCGATATTCGCCATTTTCAGGATCTTCGGAAGGAACGCCGAATCCCTGGGCTATCTGGCCCAGGACAACGAGGAGCAATTCACCGCGTGGGGAGACGCACTCGAAAGATTGGTTCTTTCAATAGGCGACTGGTTCGCAGCGCTCAAAGTAGCGTTCACCGAAGCCCTGCCGGTCCTCACGGCGATAGTGAACGTTCTCTCAAAACTCATAAGCGGAATGGCGAGCCTCGTCAGAGGTATAGGCACGTTCAGGCTGGGAGGCGGAGAAGGTTTCCTCGGCATGGGCGGAACCGGTGGCGGACCGAGCGGAACAGTCGGAGGCGGCCTGGGACCCGGGATCGGATCGTTGGTAACGCTCGGATTGTTGTTCGGCGGTTTCAAGGGAAGCAGGACCGCCTACAGAATGGGTCGTGGCGGAAGCCTGAAAGACGAGGCGTCCATGGCCTCGATATACGCGGCGCAAAACGCACGGAGGGGATTTTTGGGCGGACTTCCCGCGATGTTGAACATTAATAGATATAGAAACATGAGATCGAATCCGGGTGGCGTTCCGTTGACCCCGTCGGAAATAGCGGCGTACAACGCCCATCAGAACCTTCAGAAGACAGCGGGGCGATCGTATTTCGATTTCGCAAAATACGATTACGCCGGTAACGCCGTCGCCGGGGCCCAGTTGATGGGTTTGGGCATGGACAAAGTACCATGGGCGGGAAATGGATTCGAGCGAGTCGGATTCGCAAATTTGGGTTCTTACCGCGACTACCAAGGACAGGGAGTTCTTGGAAGCAGCGTGAGCTCTCAAATGCTCAATAGCCAGATAGCGCAAGCCGAACGAGCCGTCATGCTCGCCCCGGGATACGCCGGCTTGAGCGACAAGCAAAAAGAAAAAAAGTTGCGAGAAGCGAGAAATAACGCGGTCGGCGCTCATATGCAGTACGGCAACGCCGGTAGAGATTTAATGTACGGTCAATCGAATATTTTCAGAATGTTGAGGGGTGGATACGTAGAAACCACTACTGCGGACGGAAGGGTGGTCGGGGCGCATAGAGAGGGGCTTTTCAAGACTCTGAGCGGCAGGGCGCATGGAGCAGGTTTTCGGGAATTGCGACTACAGCAACAGGTGAATAATCTGGCCGCATCTCAGGGTCTTGCGCCGATATATACGCCAAATGCTCTCCAAGTAGCCAGAGAAAAATCCTTCCAAGAGATGCTCAAGAAAGACGCCGAATCCGGAAGAAGACGTTTCGTAGACAAACAGGGAAATTTTCACAGGGGCGGCGAAAGAACGAAAGATGGAATAACGACGACCCGTGCGGAAAGGGCGGCGCTGAGGGCGTTCGGACGACGGCAATTCGCGGGTCAGGTCGGAACGATGTTCACCGGCGTCGGGGCGTCAACGAAAGCAGCGGTGATGGGTTCGTTCAACCCGATGCTGGGAATGATGGGCGGAATGCTGCTGTCCACCGGAATCACCAACAAAATAGGCGACAAGGACATGCGCTCGGCGGCGAACAACGCCCTCGGGGTCGGCGCCATGTTCGGAGCGCGCGGAATGGGCATAGCCGCTGGCGCCACCCTTATGAAGTCGACCAGTTCCGGAAAAGCTGCGCTCGGAGGCGTCATGGCCGGAGCTGCGGTCGGCAAAATAATAGGCGACGCAATGGGCCCGCTGTTGGGTCCGCCTCCCGCCGGTCAAGTCGCAAAGGCCCTTATCACCGGTGGAGCCGCTTTGATCGGTGGCGCCGTCGGATTCTTCAAGGCTCAGGGCAACCGCGAACGACAAATGAAGAAAATAGGAGCAGGCATCGGCGACAGAATGATGGGCCAGGTCGTAGCGGCGATGGTCGGAACGCGCGTAAACCCAAAAACGGGGAGACTCGAGCAATCCGGTGGTCAGTCGTATCAAAGAGGAATAAGCCAGATCACCAGACAACAACAAATGATCGCCTCCATGAATCTGGGTTCGTTCGGAACCGCCACCGCAACGAGAAACGCCGCCGTATCCAACCCATACGGATATGCGCAACTAAACCTAGCGATGAATCCCGCAAGGGAAAACATTCTGGAGCAGATGAAGAACTCCGGCTTGATGCTCAAGAGCGATTATAAATTGGCGCAGGAGTATCTGAAGCAAGCATCCGAAGGTAACTCCGGAGCAATGAAGAGTTTCGATTCCATGGTCGCCGGATTCCAAGAAACAAATCTTGGTTACAGACTTGACGCAGGCGGCAACAAGGTCCTAAACACGCAAATTCGCAGGGCGGAAGATTTCATGCTCAGGAGGGGCAAAGCCGGCGCGCCGGTTAGGGGCGAACTCTATCTTCCCCAAGAAGGTCTCGGGAGGCTGGAAGTAGCCGACATAGTGCTCAAACGCGGGCAGTTCGTAACCCAGCATTTGGCGAAGATGACTGGCAAAACCGAGGCGGAAATCATGCAACTCGCCTCGAAAATGGACGTCGATCTTGGGGATCCAACGAAGTCCCTGACGGAACAAATGGGCAAACTCGGAATAGCGACCCGCAAGACGGCCGCCGAAATGCGGGCCGCGATAACCGACATACAGCTTGCGTCGCTCAACGCGTTCGACGAAGAAATCGCAAAAAGAGCGACCAGCAAAGCCTTTACGGCGTCGTTCAATAATCTCAAGGGTCTCGGCGAAACGGCGACCATAGACGACTTCAAGGATTTCGCCAGAAAAATGACAGAACTCCTCATAGCGGAAAATCCGGACAATCCATTCGCCGTTCTGTCGGGAATGAGGGATTTCGCGGCCGGAAATCTCGGTGCGTTCGGAAGCATGAAGGATTTCGGATTGGCCGGAGCGTTCTCCAGAGAGGGTCAGGCTCAGGCTCAAACCGCGTACAATACGCAACTTTCGCAAATGTCGGGCCTAGCGATGACGCAAGTACTGGGAGGAATGGCGGAACAGGGATTCGTGTTCAAGAATGTCGGAGCGGCCGACAGATTGAAAGGCGCAATTCAGGGTGTGTTCGGCAACGCCGCGATAGGGGATCAGGACAAAACGAAT